CGTCGAGACGGCCACCAAGAGCGCGCCGTCCTTCGAGTTCACCCGCGTTCGCAAGATCCAGAACTTCAAGGGCATCGTCGACGGCAAGAGTGCCGATTGGCGCGCCTATGCATTCGGCAAGTGGTTCAAGGGCGCGATCGTTGGCGACGCCGCTTCCAAGCGGTGGTGCCAAGAGAACGGCATCGAGAGCAAGGCGCTGTCCGAGGGCAACAACTACCTGGGCGGCTACTTGGTCCCGCCGCAGTTCAGCAATGACATCATCGACCTTCGCGAGGAGTACGGCGTCGCTCGTCGGCTTGCGCGCATCGTCCCGATGTCGAGCGACACGCTCACGATCCCGCGCCGCACCGGTGGGCTCACTGCCTACTTCGTCGGCGAGGGCCAGGCCATCACGCCTTCTGACAAGACGTGGGACCAGGTCAATCTTGTTGCCAAGAAGCTGGCCTGCCTGACGCTCTGGTCCAGCGAGCTCAGCGAGGACGCCATCATCTCGATCGGCGACGATCTCGCGGGTGAGATTGCCTATGCCTTCTCGCTCAAGGAAGACGAGTGCTACTTCAACGGCGATGGCACGTCGACCTTCGGCGGCATCATCGGGATCCGCTCGAAGCTGCGCAACGTCGACAGCACCATCGGCAACATCAAGGGCCTTGAGGTGGCTAGTGGCACCGGCTACGCGACGAACTACAACAGCGTCACGCTCGCCGACTTCCACGATGTCCTGGGCCGGCTGCCGCTCTACGCTCGCGCCGGTGCGGCGTGGGTGATGTCCACGACCTTCTTCGATAGCGTCGCGCATCGGCTGCAGACGGCAGCGGGTGGCAACACCATCACCGACATCGCCAACGGTGGCGTCCCGCGCTTCCTGGGCTACCCTGTGGTCTTCTCGCAGGTGATGCCGGTCACATCGGCCGTCAACCAGATCGCCGCGCTTCTGGGCAACTTCCGTCTTGGCACCGCGATGGGCGATCGCCGGGCGCTCACGCTTGCGCTCAGCACCGAGTACAAGTTCGCCGAGGATCAGCTTGCCATCCGTGGCACCGATCGCTTCGACATCAACGTCCACGACGTGGGCAACACCACTGCCGCCGGTCCGATCGTCGGACTCATCACGGCGTCCAGCTAAAGGAGGTGATCCAGTATGCAACAGCTGAAAGCTAGCAAGACGACCGTGCTACTGCACCCGCAGACGATCACGCACGGATCGACTACGACCGCGAACTTCGACCTGCTCGACGTCAAGGGCGAGGCCGAGATCCTGGTCACATTCGGCGCGATGGCGGGCGCGGGCACCGTCAACTCGTCCGTCAAGATCTACGAGAGTGACGACACCGAGTCTACGAACTTCGTCGAGATTACGTCGTTGGCATCCACGGCCGGCGCGATCGGCACCAACCAGCACGGGCGGTTTTTCATCAACCGGGCCAATGGCGGCCGCAAGCGCTACGCTCGCATCGAGGTCACACTGCCCACCAGCGGCACCAACAGCAACATCCTGGTGGCGGCTACCGGGCGCGTCTACGAGCAGGGCGAGGATCCGTCCTCAAACAGCGAGATGGGCGCGACCGTAGTCAAGGAAGTCCTGTAGGCAATCAACCGGCAACGGGCGGCACCCATCCGCCGCCCTGCGCCGCTTCTTCGAGGTGAGGCTATATGGTGAAGTTGAACTTAGGCGGCGGGCTACAGAAGAAGGCGGGCTACGTCAATCTTGACAGGAAGCTCGGCTCTGAAGTGTATCCGCTGGCATACGAAGACGGGTCTGTGGACGAGATCTACGCTTCCCACGTGCTGGAACACTTCTCGCACCGCGAAGCGCCGCACGTGGTAGCGCACTGGGTGAGCAAGCTCAAGATCGGCGGGAAGATCCGGCTCGCAGTCCCTGACTTCCACTGGATCATTGACAATCAAACCAACCGGCTTGCCGAGGCCTATTTGATGGGCGGCCAGCAAGACGAGGACGACTACCACAAGTCGATCTGGACCAGCAAGAAGCTGCGCGAGGTGATGACCTACGCGGGCTTGACAGGCATCGAGAAATGGGCTTCCGATGATACAGATTGCAGTTCTCTACCTCTCTCACTCAATCTGGAAGGGACTCGAACGGTGGCGAAGGCGCAAGATCCGCAGAAGGTAAATCTCGGCAAGATCGTTGCTGTGATGTCAATTCCGCGGCTCGGCTGGAACGACGCCTGGGGATCGATTGTCGATGCCACGCGAACGGCTGAGTTCTCGATTCCGATCTATCGCTTCACGGGTGCGTTTTGGGAACAGTGCATTCAACGGGCTTTGCACTTTGCTGAGCAGCACGGGGCCGATTGGGTGTTGACGCTCGACTATGACTCGATCATCACGGGCGATGACGTCAAGCAATTAATGGTTCTCGCGGCGCAGCATCCAGAAGGCGATGCGTTCGTTCCAGTGCAAGTCAAGCGCGGATCTTCCGGTTCGTTTATGTTCACGTCGACGAATGAGAAGGGCGAGATCATTCGCTCGATGACGCTCGAAGAACTCAACGTCGACGTGATGCCGATCGACACGGGCCACTTTGGATGTACGCTGATTCGCACGGCAGCGCTTCGCAAGATGGCGCTTCCATGGTTTCGCTCACAGCCTGACGAGAATGGGCACTGGGAAGATGGGCACATCGACGCGGACATCTTCTTCTGGCAGCAGTTCAAGGCGGCCGGCAATGTGGCCTATCAGGCCAACCAGGTCAAGATCGGCCATCTGCAGGTAATGATCACGTGGCCTACGAATGAGTGGCTAGTGACGAATCAGCACATCGGCGATTGGCAAGACAAGGGCAAGCCAGAAGGAAGCAGAGGCGCATATGAAAATCAGAATGGTGAAAGCGTGGGGATTGAGCAGAGCCAATGACATCATCGATCCGCCGGTGGGTGTGGCGATCGAGCTGATCGAATCCGGCCGGGCCGTTCCGGTGGAAGAGAGCGACGAGAAGGCCACGACCGATCGGTGGCACAAGCGACTCGACAAGCCGCCCAGGGGCAAACAAGCAAAAGAGTAGGAGGGCAGGTAGATGGCCAGCTTCAGCAACTACTTAGAGAGCAAGGTACTGAACTACCTGTTCAACGGCGCAGCGTTCTCGATCGGGACGCTGTACGTAGGCCTGTACACCGCGGCGCCAACGGATGCGGGTGGCGGGACGGAAGTGAGCGGGAACGGCTACGCACGCGTGGCCGTCACCTGCAACACAACAAACTTCCCGACGACAAACGACGGCACCATCGAGAATGGCGTGACGTTCAACTTCCCGACGCCTACGGGCAATTGGGGCACCGTCACGCATATCGGTCTCTTCGATGCCGCCACGGCGGGCAACCTGCTTGCGTGGGCGCCGCTCGTGACGATCCGCACCATCAGCACGGGCGCAACGGTGCGCATCAACGAGAATCAGCTGACGATCGGCTTGGAGTAGGAGGCACGGATGGCGGAAGAGATCCACTCGCATCTGACGGGCGTTGCTACTCTGACGGCCGAGGTGACCGATGAGGCGTACGTCACGCTGGCGCAGGCTAGGGCGTATACCTACCAGTCGCAGACGGCGGATGAGCCGCTGTTGCGTCAGCTCATTGAGCGCGCGTCACGGATCTTCGATGCCGCTTGTTCCCTGCCGGACAACTACTTCATCGCAGGCAACCCGGCGCAAACGGCGAGCGAGCGCTACTTCTGGGGCGATGGGACGGACTTTCTGTCGATCGACCCGCACCTGTCGAGCTACGATCCGACGGCCGTGATGCCGACGGGCTTCCAGACGCTCGGCTACACGTACGTCAACCCGTACCAGCGCGCCAGGACGTACAACGGCCAAGAGTTCCAGTTGGTCCGGACGTACGGGGATTCGGGCTCACGGGTGCGCGCATTGCAAGAGCGGCGCGATTACTTCTTCGCCGAGTTCTCGAATCAGATCGACTACACAGGATGGCCGGACGGGATCCGGGTGGGCGTCACGGCGAAGTGGGGATGGGACGCGACACCGGCGGACGTGCAAGAGGCGGTGCTTGAGATGATCGCGCTGATGTTCCGCTCGAAGGATCAGGCATTC